GCTTCGACGCTGCCGTCAAGCGCCGGGTAGCTGATGTCAATGACATCGGCGCGCGGAATGAAATCGTTGGTCGGAAGCCAACGGAAGCCCGCGATCCACAGCCGCGCATCGGGCACGATCTCAACGTAGTTCATCGGCAGGATGTAAAGCTCCTGCACTCCGCCAGTGCCCTTCACCTTCTGAATCAAACATCGCCCGTGCAACGACAGCTGCTGCTCAATGCCGCGGCGAAAAGAAAGCGCGTTGAGATTCAGCGGGTTGACTTTCTGGAGAAGCTCCAGCACGGGATGTTCCGTGATCTCTTCCTTTTCGTCGCCGTATCCGCGATACAGTTTCATCGGAGCCTGTGCCACCGCTGCCATGCGCGCCTTCACGCAGTTGTACGCCCACACGTTGGACTCAACGGCACCGATACGGCCACTGGGGGAATTGCCGTACTCGTCTTTGCCGTCCTCGCCTTCCGTGTTCCATACGTTCGACCACCACGTCGGACGCTCCAGCGCCTTCACCGCGTCCGGCTCATCACGCCCAAACAGCCTGTCTAGTATTCCCATACCTATGCCCCCCACATTGACTGGCTCCCGCATGCCTGCCATGCAAGAGCCAACGACATGACCATGTCGTCGTGCATGCCGTCAGGCGCGCCGTATCGCATGGCTCCGCTATCAAGACGCGATCCCTCGTAGGCTTGTAGCTCTTCGATGAGTTCGCGGTGATCGTAAATGCCGATCTCACGATGATCGAACGCGGCGGCGAGTGATTCGATGGCCGCTGCCTTGCTGAGATTCGTCGTGTTGAAATCACGCAGGCGCACGCCCATGCGCCGCAGTTCGTCGTTGTTGGGTTTGCCCATCGCGTTCGATTCGGCCACCACCAGGTAGACGCCGTATCGCTGGCACACCGCGTGGATCCTCGCCCGCTGCGCCGCATAGTCCATCATCGTAAATCGTTCGATGTGCGCTACTTCCCGCGTCGTCTGGTCGATGACGGTGAGCACGGTGTAGTCGTTGCTGAGCGCCCAGTCGAGGCCGGCGACGTAGGTGTGGTCTGCGTTAGGCGCATCAACGTGCTGCGCGCGCACTGCGTCAGTGACCGAACGGAATACGCCTCCGCCGTCGTCAACAAATTCTGCGAGCCACTCCTGCCGGAACGTGCGATCGCTCACCGTTTCCCGCGCGCGCTCGAACGCCTCGCGGATCGTCGGCATTGGATTCGCGGATGACGGCGCTTGGAAGGATGCGATGCGTTCCGAGTGTTGACGGCCCTTCAGCCACTCGCGGTAAAACCAGTTGCGTCCTACCGGAGTCGAGATGAGCATCGCGCGTCCGCCTCGGTCGGCAAGCGTCGGCTGAATTACGTCCGTCCACGATTCCTCGGAGACGCGTGACGCCTCGTCGATGATGACGAGGTCGAACGACATGCCGCGCATCGCGTCCGGGTTGTCGGCGCTGTAGACGAACAGCGATCCGCCCGACGGGAATGCTATTTCGTGCTCGCTCCTGCGCACGTTTAGCTTGTGCGCGATAGGCGCGACTGTTCTCTCGGCGGCACGCCACAACGGCCGGCTGTTGCGATACGTTGGCGCGATCCATGCGGCGGATGCTCCGAGGTCTGCGCAGGTGAGAGCATAGACGCTTGCCATGTACGACTTACCCCATCTCCGCCCCATCGCCACGATCTTGAATCTCGCCCGGTTCTGAAGAATTGCCAGCTGATCGTGCCGTAATGCTGGCAATGGCAGTGCTGTGGTCGAAGACTGTAGGTTTGATCTCAATTGCTTGTCCATCCCTCCCGCTGATCTCCTGCTGCACGCGCTCTACGTATCCGCGCGACTTGCCCAACGTCTTGAGCGTGAAGCACACGGCCCACGCCTCGCCGTTGATCACCGCGCGCTTCAGCGAGGTTTCGGCAATGTCCGTCATAGACTCGCGCGCTTCCTGCACCACCTCGTACAGCCCGTGCTTGTGAATGAAGTTGTAGATGGCCGTGCGCGATACGCCGAACGCCTGAGCTGTCACGGCAACGTTCCCGGACAGCTCACGCAGCTTCGATTCCACCTCCTTCCGCTTTAGCTTGTATGCCATTTTTTTACCTGCCAAGTGTGTTAACGCCGATTAGCGGCATTTGCTCGAAGCCGAGCGTTGAGCCGCGCCGCATTTTTTGCTTCTTGTTTCATTGTGCTGCTTGTTAGCATGCCTCTTGTTTTTTCTCTGTATCCGCCAGCATCAATCTGCTTCCTTAGTGCGTTAGATTCTGCGAATTGCCTTTGATACGTTTTTTTCAGCGCATCCATTCTTGCTTTGTATCCCTTCTTTTTTGCCATCTTTTCTTGCAAGTATTTCTTCTGCGTTTCGCTTGCGCGGCGCTCTACCTGCAACTGCTTTTCCACAATGGCATTCATTTCAAACACAGAAAGCTCTGTTTCTACTTTATCCCCGCCAGATGTGAATCTGCCGGATGCCGATATCTGCGGCTGAGCATTGCCAGCCCCAGTCGAGGCCGAACCTGCCTGCCCACCCTTGCGCATGTTCTTCGGAGGTTTTCTAGTCTTCCGAGGTGCCATAATTTAATTTACCGATTGAGGCTTTCACGAAGCGAATTAACGCGTTCGCGTATCTCGCGCCTGATTCCAGCGACGCCTCGAATATCGCTTCCAAATGCGTTATTCGTGTTCCTAAATGCGGCTTCAGCTTTATCTTGCGCGGTTCTCAGTGCGTTAGATTGTTCAGCTGTAACTGGGCGATTCGCGCGCCTCGCTCTATCAACGACATTTTGCGCTCGTTGCAGTTCAATATTAGCGTTTAGCTCTGCCTGAGCAGCAGCCGAAATTGTCGCGCTTGCTCCACTAGTAGATTGAAGTGGAGCAGAAAATCTTTGGCGCGTTCCTCCAGTTTCGCCTCCACCAGCTCCATTTGAAGCAGTTCCTGCTTGCCCGCCACGGCGCATATTTTTCGGGGGTTTACGAGTCTTTCTAGGTGCCATTTATGCCTCCACCATATCCGCGTATCGATTTTCGATGACGTGGCTTTCCTGCGGAATGTGAATCCATCCATTCTCAATGCAACAGGCACGTGTGCCCGTTCCTCCACCAACTACGACGAACACGACTTGCTCAGTACCAGCATGCTTTACTGCACACTCATAATCGCTGGCAAGCAATTCCGCTTTTGTATCGTAACCTCTGGTTGCGTAATGTTTCCAGCCCTTCGGCACTCCGAGCAGGTTGTATTCATAGAACATTGGCTCGACGTTGAGATCGACGAAGACGAATACGCCGTATTGCTGCGCCCATCGCGCAAGCCATCTCTTGCGATAAATGCCCCAAAGCGCGTAAGCAAGCGGAGTCGTTGGGTGAGTAGAGACGTTCGGTTCAATGATCGCAGAGACCTTGCTTTCAACGATCCACTCGGGATGCTGCCACACAGACTCGAATCTTGCATCGTCCGTATAGAAATGCAGGCTTCCGGGATTGAATGAGCCGCGCGCGTATCTTCCCCAGCGCTCACATGGCATCGGAATCCCTGCCAGATTCCCCTGCGGGACAAGAGACGGGATTCCGTATGTGTTATCCGACGGGAATGCCATGTCTGGAGCCGCGATGTTCAGATCAACGGATTTCAGCGCAGATTTGTCGTCAGCGCCATCTCCCCCCCCGGCGGCGCTGTCCATGACAAGGCCTACGTCAGCCGCTAGGTCTGCCAGCATCTGATTCAGCGCAGGGCTGTCGAACGAGGCGGAGTCCATGAGCGCCTGTAGATTTGCCTTGTCTGCTGCCGCCAGTGCGCTGATGGGGTCTAGCGTGAGCAGGATTTTCTGCTCCTCTTCCTCGCTCAGCTCCACCTCAACGAACGGCACTGGCGTCTCGTCTCCGAGTTTCAGCGCCTCTTCAATGCGCGCGTGTCCGTCTACGACGTTGCCGGTCGTCTTGTTCACGATCACCGACTGCACCCAGCCGACGTCACCGAGTATCCCCGTGAGCGCGTCACGCTGTGCCTTCGGGTGAATGCGCCAGTTCAACGGGTTGGCCATGAACGAAATGGCAGGCTGTTCGCCGTGTCCGATGATGCGATTCCGCCACGGTTCGCGCTTGCTCACGATCTGCGCCCCTTCCAGAAGTCTTCGAGGACGCCGACGAATCGGCGCACGTCGTATCCCTGCCAATTGGGATGGTAGCCAAACTGAAAGATGCACGCGCCGTTGAGCACTACTGGGCGGGAGCGCCGGTAGTCGAGCCACCACGAGCACCACTTCGCAAATTGGTCGTCGTTGTATCCCGCCCAAGCAAAGCCGCCCGCGCCGGCTTCTACGCCCGTCTCGCCGCAGAAGTGGACTACGCTCTTGCTTGCCCCGCACTGCGTCCAGAACGAGGCGTCGCGCCCTTCGTACCATTCAGGCGCGACGATCTCCGCCTGCGCGGGAGGAGCGTCGGCGAATCGCTTGCCCTTCGTGTAGAGGTGCCATCCGATGCGGACGCGGCCGGCGTTCTGCTGTGCGAAGGCGTAGTAAGTTTCCTTGAATGTCTGCACGATCGCGGGATTCGTGATGTCAGGCGTGCCGTGCGAGAACTCGCCGATGACGAGCTTGCGCGAGGGGTTCTTCGCCCACATCGCGTTACAGAAAGCGCGCTCGTACTCAAAGCGGCGGCGAAGTTCGTCGGGCGTGCCGTAGCAAATCCAGTCGCACTCGTTCGCGCATGTCGTCCACATGTTGGACGGGATGTTGGCGAGACCGGCTCCCGCGTGATCGGCGAGCCACGACGGGTCGGGAGCATTCTGAAACCAGAAGCGCGCGGCGATGATGGCATCTGGGTATTGACGCGCCGCGGCTGCTGCGCCCATCAGGTTGTCCATGAACAGCACGCTGCGGCATCCGCGTGCGAGAGCGTCCATCCCAGCGTCTCCGTCGTTCAGGCACGAGACGCCCAGCAGGTATTTCGCGTGCTGCCAGTCCTGCACGGGCGTCGGAGGCTGCGGCTGCGGAGGCGTCGGCGTGTTCACGAATCGCCATCCATCGCCGCGCACCCAGCCATCACCGACGACGACGGAGCCGGCTGTGACGCTGACCTTGCCCCACGTGTAGCGTTCGGCCGTCGTTGTGCCCAGCACATCGAACAGCTGGCCGGGCTGAAGCCAATAACCGGTCAGCGTGCCCGACGACGTGCTCGGCGCGGATCGGACGCGGAATCGTTCGGTCGCGGTGATGAGAGCCTTTCCGGAAGTTTGTGCCATAGAAGTTTTCAGACGGACTCGATTCGGGATGGTGGACGACCATCGGCGCGCGGCTTGTTCCGCTGCGTTGAGCACGGCCTTCGTCGTAACGATGTTTGCCCCGCGATCGCCGCGATAGAGAGGGTCGTGGTAGACGGTGTCGGAAAGGCGAACGATCCAATGCGCGAAATCGCCGTTCACCTGGTATTTGCGCGGCAGCATCTTGTAATCAACAAGGCTGATGCACGGGAACGGCGCCGCCGTGTCTGCGACAAGGTCGATGCCGAGATACTCGCCCATGCGCACGAGGTCGCGCGCCGTGGTGCCGTCCTGTGCTGCGTCAAACCGCTTCGACAAGTCGGTCACGGTCGCGGCCGTGGCCAGCGCCGGATCAACGCTGCCGGTGAGCATCGCCACGCATGCCGGTCCGCAGTCATTGCCTCGCGGTGCGTTGTCCAGCTGGTTGACGTAGGGGATATCCATATCAGCACTCAACAGATCGCTTGCCACTGGCAAGAAATCCTTTCTGTGTAGACTCGAACTTCGAAGGCTCTTGAATCTGAGTGATGATTTCCCACCATTCGCAAGGTCCGATTGCGAGTCCACACGGCTTAACCGAGATGTGCTTGAAATCCTGCGTGAAGCCGCTATAGCACACTGCGACATGATCTGGCAGAGAATCCTCGTCGCACCCCTCACAGGTCAACTCGATAATTTTGATTTTCAATTCATCGCTGCGCTGCCAGTATTCTTCATCTGTTAGCGCATAAGTGGTATTCTTGCCGCAATAAAGATGCTTTCTGCGTTGATGAGCAAGCCCTATAGATGCATACAGCCTACGAGGGCGAATGATGCTATTTGGGAATTTCAATGCATAAAGTTTCATCAGGTATCATTCATTCGGTTCGAAAACTGACCGTATGGCATGCGCCGCGAAAGTGGCTAGGACCTACCGCCCCATCGTGGGCGGATTTTTTGTAGGGATTGTGATTCCAGCTTCAAGCGCGGCCTCAATCCACAGGCGCATAGCGTCCTCGATCATCGGGCCGACTTCCTCGAAGGTGTCGGATTCCGTCATGCATCCCGGGAGTTCTCGCACGCGCGCAAACCACACGGGCGCATCCCCGGACGCATCCTCATGCGCTTCGACGGTGTATCCCATCCGCAACATAGTCATCTAGTCCTCCCCGCGCATGCGATCGATTTCACGCGCGAGGCTGTCGAGCTGGGTTG